GGTTAATTCCTCGTTTTTCAGACACGCCATAAGGCCAAGAATCATTCTTTATTTATTGAAATGACATTATCTCAATCTCATCTTTATAACCACCAAAACGGACAGCATCTTTCGAGTACTTATGTCTAGATATTAAATCTGACCATTTTGGAAATCCTTTAACTATGTCATTCTCACTAATATGAGCAGTACGCATCAAACGTGTAATGTAAGCATCTTTCCCCTCTCGCATAATTCGACTCATAAATTCCTGGAGGATTTGATGAATATTACCATAAACAGCACGACTAAGATGCTTATACACATGCTTACAAAAATCATAAGCAACTCTATTAGTACCCTGAGTATCATAAGCCATACCAATTGATGATACTATATACTCAACCACTGACTTCGTATCAGCCTTACCATATGCTAACTTTACTATTAATGCACCAATCGGCCTATACGGCAATACCGGCGAAATCTTATGATCCCTTATTTCAATTGGGGTAAACACAGACTCTCGTGATACAAAATATCTTTTCAAAAAAACTATACCTGGCACACTTATCTCACCAGAGTAATTGTGTGGTACAGTTAAAAAATTAGCCCTATGTATATCACGAATTTTCATACCCCAAAAAAACTGCTACAAATCTTGCAAACCCTGTCTCATTAATTATATCGTGCACATCTCTATGAGTGAATAAAACATGATCATCTCCATAGACAATAATACCACACCGAAATAATCGATACAGTTCGCGCAACTGGCTCACCCTCTCAGGATAACGCTCCATAACTTGCCGAACATACAAGAAATAAAGAAAAGCAACTATCCAAGAGTCACCATGGGACGTTTCAAACGCTCCAGACGGCATGCCACCATAAATGACACGCCAAATAGTGCTAAACATATGTGTCACTTTAATAGACAATCTTTCTGCACAAACTCGAAAAAAACATTTCAATAGTTTGGCATTAGTATCAGTCATACCATTCCAATTAAAATAAACACTTGCCTGAGTAACATACAACATCAACAATATCATATGTATCGTAGAATCCAAATGCTTAAAATCTCCATCTTCAAAAATCACATTTGGATCATCAAAACCAACACTCATTGCAAGTGCTGTAGCCCCACCAAACCAGAAATTAATACCTATTTTTATCACTCTTCCACGTTCCACCAATTGCC